CCGGTTAAAAGGATCGTATTGTTTGGGTCGAATAGCAGGTCTTTGACGCGTGCAAGTGTGGTAAGGGCGAAGGGCGAGAGGATATCACTACCGACTTGCGTGCCATGGGAGGAGTTATCGGTCGTCGTGTAGTCAGCAAGAAGCGTCCCGGCCGCATAGGTGCCGATGAGGATCGTGACGATGCTATTCGTCGCGCCGGAGAGGGAATAATCGACGCCATTTGTGAGGCGTACTCCGCTGCCATAGAGAGCATCGGTATTAGCCACGGGCGGGTGCGCCAGTGTGAATGATGTCCCCGAACCTGAAACTACTTCGCCGACGATTTGCATGGTGATTTCGAGGTGTCCCTCGTCGCCGCCCATCCCTTTTACGATGGGCAAAGCGAGGGCTCAAATACTAGGTATTTGAGACGGTCGTCCGGACTGGCAATTGAATGCCGTTCCCTGGGATACCGATGAACTCGGCATATGCCAAGAACGTCGGCGACGAAGCGCCGGTACCCGCAGGCGTCAAGACGGTGCGAAGATAGCGCTTGCGCCCGCCGAACAGTGCTGCCGTAGCGCTATTGTAGAGACCGACGCCCTCGATGCGGGCGTAAATCTCCTGCGCCACCACGTGAGTGTTCACAGTGGCACCGATCACCGTTCCGGTGTTATCCTCCGCGTCCGCCCAATTGGTCGAACCGTCAGCCGATTCCTGGATTTTCCAGGCAAGGGTTGACGCGCTGCCGCCGCCCGAATCGATTTCAGTACGGATATGCAACATCAACGATTCGTACCCGAGGGTATCGAATGCGTCCGAAGTTACCGCACTGCTGCCCGTGAACGAGCTGATCGCAACGCTTGATGCGGCGGCGCTTTTTTGGAGAACAGTATCATATGCATTTAAACGCATATAATTGTATGGATTTTGCCACTCACGCCGTCGACTCGGCGAGCTGCGCGGGCTACGCTGTGGCCTGATTGCCCTGTTCTTCGACGGCAGTACCTCCCGCGTCCGCGCTTGCGTCTGGTGCAGCTTGCGCCGTTTCAGTCGCAGGCGTGTCAGTCGGAGCCGTTTCCACAGCATCCGCTTGTGCGGGTGTTGCAGGCGTTTCAACGGCCGGTTCGCCGGAGGTTTCGCTGCCAGCGTCGACGTTTTGTTCGTCGCTCATAGCGAGAAGGTATTACCGAGTAAGGTTCTGTTGTGCGGGCGTGTCGAGGAAAGGCACGCCCATCCGGTCAGTTACCGGATTAAGAGTGCGTCTGTCCGACTACGAATGCACGAGGAAGCGCACAGGTCAGAGCGTGGCGGTGCTTGTAAACAAGCCCGCGCTGGTCTGCCAATGCGATCTCCTTGCCTCCGAAGCTGCCCGACTCGAACTGCGCAACGCGCATCTCGCCTTTGTCGCCGAAGGCAAATGCCTTCATGTTTCCGAAGACGCAGAACTTGTTGCTTGCCGCATCGGAGAAGCCGTTGACGCTCGAGGCGCCGACCGCCGGAAGATGCCGGTTGGTGTAGACCGGATAGCCGAGGATTTCTCCTGCAGGCTTGATCGGTCCGCCGCCCGGATGATTCTCCATCGCCGGTTCCGGTTTTGCCCATCCTGCGAATGGCAGGACGTAGTTGCCGTTGCCGTCTTTCGCAACGCGGATTGCTGCCCAAACCGTACGGTGGAAGTAGAAGGCCGCACCATCGAGGATTGACTCTTCGAGGTCGCCTATCATCGCCGAACCGTCGTCCATAGGAGCAAACTTCGAGAAGGTCGTCTCGCCCGAAGCCAAGGTGTACAGGGACACCTTCTGGCCTGTCTCATCGATCGTCGAGGTAGACTGCATGTTGAGAATGCCAACGAACGGATCGCCCGTGTTGGCACCTCCAACAAAGCCCTGGTAGTCGATCATGTTTGCAAGCGCCTCCCCGCCGAGGGCGAGAAGCCAGTCTGCGACATTGACCGACGCATCCGCGAGCAGGTCGTTGCCGACCACGAACGCGAGCTGCCACTTCTTGGCGATAAGCTGGGCCTGACCGAAGGTGACGCCCGAGACGGTACCCGGAGCATCCACGCCGAGATACGCTCCTTTGAGGAACGATCCGGTGTAGTTCGGGATCGCAAGTTCGTCAGTGGTCATTTCCCACTTTGCCGCGCGGTTCAAGATCGTACCGACGGACGCGGCGATGCGCAAAATGGCATCTGCGATCTCGCGCGATACCAAGTAGCCACCACGGTTGTCCTGTTCCTCGATCAAGGCTTCATTGGCCTTGGTGTCGATTTGGAAGTCTTTGAAGACTGCCGCTTTGACGACATTGACAAAATCCTTTTTCGTCTTTTCAGACAAAAGGGTCATGTCTCTGCCGAGTTCTCGGCGCTGCAACTGCATCTTCTCAACGATCGCCTTGACCGCGAGAGTGGTTTGCTCACCGATGATCGGTACAAGTTTTTCCTTCATCACCTCGTCGAACGCGGTGACGTGCATCGCTTTGATGTCTTTGTATTCCATAGAATTGGAATGTTGTGTACTGCGGCCCGTTACTTTCTATTCCGCGTCTCGTTCTTCAATCGTTCGAGGGCGGTGGAAGCCGCAGTTGTTACCCCCCGCAAGACATCGCGTGCGAGCATATGAGCGTCAAGCTCAGCTTTCGCAGAGGCGTCTCCTGCAGGCCTCGACCTTTTATTTTCGGGAGCCTTTGCCGATGACTTTTTACCGTCATCGTCACTGCGGCTTTCCTCCCCTTCGCTATCCCCGAGGCCTCCGTGGAGTGCCTCGACAACAGCGGTTGCAGCTTTCAAATGTTCGTGGGCCTCGCCCAGCTTCTTTTTCGTCTCTGCCGATAACTTCGCACCGATCTTCGCCGCTACTGCCGGAAGCAGTTGCGCGTCGATGTGCGGTGCCAAGTATTCTTTCAGGATTTCCAGCGTCTTTTCGTCGGCCTGGTCTTCTTCGCCGAAGGCTGCTTTGCACATGGCCTTCGCGATCTTGGTGACGGCTTTCTTGTGTACGCGCTGCGCGTCTTCCATCTTGCCGATGATCCAGCCGACATGCTCGTCAGTGTCGCCGCCTTCGACGCTCTTGGCGCACTTTTCCTCGAAGTCATCGAGGGATTTGCCGCATTTGGTTTCGTATTCGTCGTGCGCTTCGCGGAGTGCTTTCAAATGCGGGTTTTTGTCGAATGCCTTATCTTCCTTCGGATCGAAGCCGCGGAAGCACGCGACCGACTTTGCGCGGTGCATCGTGTGTTCGTCGGCGATAGACGTGCGCAGCTCTTTGATGCAGTCGCGTATCTCGCTTTCTGCCTTCTTCTTTTCGTCGTCTTCGCCATCGGGCTCGGGTAAGGCTTTTTCGAATTCGTCAAAGGCTTTTTCGACTTCGCTTCCATGGCGCTCGTGCTCGTCGTTGATGGATTTGAGCAATGCCTTCTGGGAAGCGTGCTCTTGCCCGGCAGATTTGTCTTGATCTTGCGGCAGGCAGACGAGCGGACCGTCCGGGTCTTTCGGGTCAGTCGTGAGTACGCCTGGCGCGCCGTCATCCATTTGGCAGGTGTCGCCCGGCTGTGCTTCTTTGAGCGTCTTGAGTTCCGGCGGTTCTTTTTCGAATTCCTTATAGTGCGCGGCCAGATGCTTATAGACGGCTTCTTTATCGCCATCCACGTCTACACCTCCGCGCGCGCCCATGAGAGCGCCCATAGCGGCCTTCACGCCGTTCCACGCTACTGCGCCATCGCTTGCGCGGTGATGCGGTAGCTTGAGGTCCTCGAAGCTGTCCAGGCTTTCGCTCTTGGCATAGGCATAGTGACCGGCGATGTGCTTCTTTTCCGCCAAGCTGAGGTCTTCCCATTGCTTATCGGTGAAGTCCTTGAGGGCGGGCTTGCTCCAAGCGGTATTCGGGGCAGCTTTCTTATCGCTGACATTCGATGGAATGTAGCCGAGCGTTTCCGCGAAATGGATGCCCTTTTGTTTCATGCCGACCATATCCAAGCCGAGTGCGCGCGCTTCCTCGAAGGTCAGTGCGCGGCCTCGTGCCGGCCCGACGCCCTGGTTTGCCGGGATCGGAACGAATGAGAATTCGAGAAGTTCTGCCTTGGTTATCGTATTGCGCGCATTCTCGTCGAATTCCTTGGGAATGAAGCCCACGGACGTGGTGCATCCCACGCCCGCGCCTTGCTTGATGCCGAATTCGTAGAGCTTGCGGACTTGCTGTGCGAAGGGATTGATGTCAGCGGAGAGGAATACGCCGCGCGCGCCGAGCGCCGCGACACCGTCCTTTTCCGTGAGATACGTTTCCGTGCATACGCC